AGAGTAAGATTAAGAATAGGTTTGTCAATAGTACAAGTACAAGGCCTATACTGTTGTTTTTGATAATGTTTAGTATTAATGGAGCAGATAAGAATAATATACCTACAATGCTAAATACTAATAGTAATCTTTTTAAATAACTTGACATAATAATAAGTTTTTGTGTTAATAAATGAGTAAATTATAGCTTAATGAAGTAAACCCTAAATTAATTAGGGTTTTTTTCTACTAAGCCAAAGTAAAGTTGTTCTGTCCATTCTCCTGGGTTCAGGCATATACAAAAGAATACAGTTCCAAATAATTCAAATGACCAAATGCTATCATTGATAACAGTTGTTTTTGAATTAATAACCTTTTTATCCATAAGATAAAAAGCCTCAAGATAATCTTGATAATATCTTTCACTAATTGCAGTGTGATTAGGAAAGAATTTGTTAGCTAAACTAATAGCTGAAGTGGTTTGTTTTAAAGGTTTGATAGTTAACATGTTGTTGTGTTTTAAAAGATTAATTAATAACGTGGTTTAGATTGAGCTTTGATAATGTTTTTAGCTACATAAGCTTTTTTTGTATGACAACTATTTTTAGCTGTTGAACAAGATGATAAACTAATCACTGCAAATAATAGAGTGATGATAAATAATGTGTAGAAAGAGATTAATCCTACTGATGCTTGTCTTTTCATTGTATATTGATTTATTTGTTACTGATTTGGTTAAGAGTGGTACTATAAACCGTACCACTCGTCTAAACTATTGTCTTCTTCATATTCTTTGGCTACCATTTCAAAGAAATTATCTGTGAAACCACAACCTTTATTAACTATTGGTGCTTTATTAGTAGCAATCAATGTTTCATAATAGTTAATGATGTCTCTTACACTATATCTTGGAAGTATGCCACCGTCTAATAGATTAGTAAATTTGTCTCTTGTTTTCTTTAATGCTTCTTCTTTTGTCATTGTTTATGTTTTAAAGATTAATAATCATAATAAATAATACACCTCAGTTGTAATATCTGTAAGATTTAACCATGTTTATTAGGTCTATACTCAGCATATCACAACTGTCTACCCTTGAGAAGTAGAAATGGTGTATTAATAAATAGTGTTGGCTTTCAGATCTTTTCAACCCCGCACTATAAACGGACAATCTTTTTATTTGCATAACAATTCGGGTAACTCACATCCCTAGGTAGGTCGGTACTAAGAGTTATAATTGTACCTAGTTAAATATGCATGCCTCTTTCATGGTCACATGCTCCCAGTATAAATTAATACACCACAGTTGTAATACATTTGAAGCTAATCACTTAAACCGCCCTATCAATTGTTAAAAGTTTGCTGACTCATATCAGATTCTTTTAACCTTTTAGGAGAAGGAATGTATTACAACTGTCTAACCTAAGTTAGAATGGTGTATTAATAATCCCTCTGCACTCAGTTGTAATGGACAGGTTGGAAACCCTTATACTGTCTGTTATATTCCTCCAATGGCCAAATTTGGTAGGCATTACAACTGCTCACCCTTGGGAAGTGAGAATGGTGCATTAATTACCTAACAGTAGTATCATTCTGTTAGGATTAGTGTTTATACTCTCCCTTCGGAGTGACAGGTTTCAATATGTACTGACCTCTGTACATACGGCAAGGCCTCATATAGTGCGTCCACTATATTACATTCCTTACTCTAAGCATCTAAATATATAAACTATTTTACTCTAATGGGTTGACCCTCAGACCAGTCTATATATCTTAATTCTTTTCTAAACATTTCATTAGCTTGCTCATATGTGTCAGCCATACATGAACCAATACTAATTTTGTTGCAAACAAAAATCCATTTGTACATAACTATAAAATTTAAGGATTAATAATTTAATTAGTACTCTCACAAGGTTGCAACCCTTGAATGTAATAGCCTCTACATACTACTATGCTTCATATGCTACTATTATGGTATGATATCCACACGCTCAGCATTACTGATTGTGTTTACCTGCTTGGATGAGAGTAATTAAAAGAGGAACTAGTCCTCTTCATAGTTGTGGTCATCACCAAAGTCTTCATAGTGTGCCTGTTCTATACAGTAGCAATTAAAGCATTGTGCCCATGTGTCTTGTTCTATATATGCTTCTGTAATCACTTGATCACATTGTCCACATATTAATATCTCTGTCATAGTATATAGTTTTAAATAATTAATAAAAGGGGATTGCTCCCCTAATTAGTAAACACTAAACCTACTGCTTCCCAGAATAATACTTTATTCTTAGCAGATAATCTGTTAACTTTTAAATCAAATACATTCCAAGCTAATGGCTTATCATATTTAGATATGCTAATAACAAATTTAAGAAATGTGTCTTCATCTAATTGATTAAGTAATTTAGGATTATTCAGTACTTGATTTCCTAATTTTTGTGCTTTTTCTAACTGATTCATAATATATAGTTTTAAATTAATAATAGTAATAAGCTGTATTAATAATAAAATATAAACTATCAGTGAAGTTATTTACTCACCTAATTCACCTTCATCCATAGTGTTGGATTACTGATAGTTTAATTAAGCCATAATATTATTAATATATATGGCTTGAGTATATCTACAAAGAACCTGAAACGCAAAGCGTGGTCGTTAGACCACTGCTTTGTAAAAGCCCAACTCGTTGGGTTTCACGAACTTAACACGAGTTAAGTCTGCGGTTGCAAGAGCTAACTGTGCTTGTTCAACGGTGATTCCTTGGTTAAGGATCATACTACCGAACTCGGTAATAGTCTTGATCCCCGCAAAGTCAGCAGTACGCTTGAAACATACCATTGTACGTGTTTCTTTCTCGTTAGTTGGGGCATTGTCAACCCAAACTGGAACTGTAATTTCGATAATTTTGTGAATTGTAATCATTGTTTTGTGTTTTAAAGTACGGGGTTCATTCCCCGTCCAAAAATAAGCGGGGGTCGTTGACAGTGCTAGTAACCACTTCTGTACGTTCTACAATAAAAAAATAATATAGTAACCACCTATGCACACTCTATAGGGTATGTAAAAAATACTAACCACTTCTGTATTGTCTGGGGGTATAAAAAATATACTAACCACCTCTGCATACTCAAGGGTACAAAAAAAATAAAAAATAAAAAATAAATAAATATTTTGTATTACTAAATTTATTTTATCTAATTTTGGCCTTGTATCCATACTTTATAACACTTAAATTATACAGTATGACCACCCTCAAGTTTTTACGTAGGGGTTAGAAGTTGGATTATACTTAGTAACGATTAACATTACATATACTAAGTGGTTTTCTCCGATAGATACAAAAATGGTTTTTATATAAGTAGATACACAGGATAACACATAGCGATTAGTGAGCTGGTGAATTAACACAAAAGGGTTATCCTCTGGTTTTATGGGTTTGCACTTGTATCTATGAAGTTAAAAATTAAAGACTCTAAGTCGGCCCAAGGTAGGGAAACCCTTATGCCTAATTTTTAATACACTCCTACACACTACAGAACAAGTCTTTAAATGTTGTTTGTTTATACGTATTATATAATACATACAAATAACGTACTCCCAAAACTATGCCTCACCAACACTACTATTGATACGCTTATTATAAATATTTTATAATAACTATTATTTTATTGCTAGTTATTATAATATTATTATATTTGCCTTATGATTTTAGTTCATCTAGATACAAATGATAGTATATTATTACTATGTAATGACAAAAGCTTTCATGCTTTGTACTACATTATTAAACAGATGGACTTAGATACTAATATTTGGTATGCTGATAAGATTAATAAGACTACTATTGCTAATAAGTTAGAAATATCTCTAGCATCACTAGAGAAGATGATAGCTTCGTTAAAGAGAAATAATCTTATTAGACCTACATCAAGAGGTATTTATCAGCTTACAGAATTATTAAGAGACTACTGATGGTTATTGGAGAAATTAAATCAGTTCCACTAGAAGAACTTTTAGTTAAGGAACAAACGCTAAAACAAAAGTTTGGGTTTTATTGTAGACAGCGCAATAAGACCCTTACTTTTAGCTACTTAGTAGCAACACACGGAGAATTATTATTTACTATTAAAGTTAAATTAAATGACAACAACAGAAAGAGTTAACTTATTAAAAGAAGTATTAGCAACTTCATTTATGTTAGCAACAGAAAAATCAACAGCAAGTGGTATTAGCTTTGCATATAAGTCTGAGTCTATAGATGTACCTGCTACTAAAGACACACCTGAGTTTAAAGCATGGCACTTTGATATTATAGTTAAAGAGTTAGGTTACGGAGAACATACTATACAACAGTTTAGATTCCCTCGTCCTAATAATATAGATGCTAAGAATATGGAGTACCACGTATTAGTAGAAGTTATTGCTTCTCTAACACAGACTTCTTTACTTACTTATTACGAAGTAGGTAAGTTACTTAATACAGACAAAGAACTTCAAAAAGAAATTATCCATGAAGCAACAGAAAGTAATTTCACTTCCAACAAATGAATCTAAAATCTATAAACAAATTTTAGCATTTATGAATTTTCTACTAGACCTAACTCCTCAAGAGAGAGGTGTTCTAGCAGAAATCATAAGATTAGATAATGAATATAGTATGTTGCCTAAAGACAAACGTGCTAAATTTATCCTATCGACTGAGATTCGTAAAGAGATTAGAGACAATGTTGATTTAAAAGAGAAACAGTTTAATGTAGTACTGTCAAGGCTGAAGACTAAGACTTTCTTTGGTAAACTCATACTTGATGATAATAACTATATACATCCAGATTTATCTTTTAAACCTGATAGTGATGGATTCAAGTTTGAAGTTAACTTTGTGATGACTGCTGCTAAACCTAAAACTTTTACAGAGACACTAGGCCAAGAAATGGTTAACACACAAGCCCAAGCAGTAGAAGAATTTGTAATGTCTGGAACACCTGCTGAACCACCTGCTGAATATAAACACGATGCTTCTAAAGCACTTGTTATAGAAGAAGAAGATTTTGGTATAGAAATATTACCTACTACTAATGATTAACCAACAGCAAGATAATATACTTAAAGAAACAGCTAAAGACTTTGGTATAACTCAAGGTCAAGCTGAAGAAATATTTAGATTATTTTGCAACAGAGTATCAGAAGAAATAAGTTCTGATCATAAGACTGATGGATTATTTGACACTGCTAAGTTTAAAGTTATCCATATAGACAACTTTGGAAAGTTTATTCCTAATCAACGTAAAATAAGACATGCTAACTTTTGCTTAACTAAAAAATTAAAACCTTAACAATGAATATTACACTTCCTATTTTCTCTACCAATACTACTATTGACACTAAGACAAAAGTAAATTGGGACCAAGAAGCTACTCACACAGTTACCTTCTATTCTATAGATGCTATATCTCCTTTTAAGGATACTAGCCACTCTATTATCTACTCAGGCGGTAAAGAGTTTATATGTAAATACTCTTACGAAACACTATGGGACAAATTAAAATAAGATGAAACCTCAACACGAGTTTAGTTTCTGGGATTTAAACAGAGAGTTGTTGCTTATAGAGCAATTTAATTCTTTGTACACAAAAGATACTACTAAGAATAAAGAAAAAAGTTCTAAGCTGATGTGGGCAATTTACTTTGCTTACAATCCTGAATCTAAGTTCTTTAACATTCCTGATAAACTTAGTATACTAGCTAAAGACTTGTTAAAAGAACCTAAGTTTAATTGGGAATCTTGTAAAGATGTAGTAGCTTTATACAAAAGTTCTGTATTAACTGATGCTGAACGAGCGTTAGTTACTTGGGGAGAAATTATAACAATGAGAGACGAGTCACTTAAAACTTTATACAAAGCTGCTATTGAAGATAGTGACACAGATGAGTTAGTAAAACTAGACAAAATGTTAGCTAATACTCCTAAACTATTTGAAGACTACAAAAAGATTAAGAAAGATTACGAAGAAGAAAAAGTTACTAAAAAAGGTAAACACAATAAGTCTCTAACCGAGGCTGGAGAAATTTAATACTTAACACAATGGATAGCATTTGGGAAAATAAATCAAAAATTTTAGAAGGTATTAAAAATACTATAGCTAAGAATAAATTTGTAGAAGAAGTAGCCAAAGAAAGACATCTAATATGCCAAGCTTGTATACACTTGTCTACAGATTGTCCTCCTTTAGTTAAAGAATGTTGTGCTGAATGTGGTTGTTCTATTAAATTTAAAACCCATAGCCTAGCTTCAAGTTGTCCTATTAATAAATGGCCTGCAATAGAAACAAATGATAATAAATAACTCCAATTTCAGGTTACCCGAGATACCTAACTTCCACCCAATACTAGAATATTACGATAGAATTGGTTTTTGGAAAGACCAAAAAAGAAGATGTATAGAAGGATATTGGGTATCAGGTAAATGGATGCCTGGTCCTTTATATTACTATATCAACTTTCACAACATACAATTTGAAGATGACTCTTCTGTATCTCAAGCTTTTGGTTTACCGTTTCTAAGAGATATAGATTGGGAATTGTTTCTACTATACGAAGAATGTAGAGGTTTTTCAGGTTTTGCTGACGACACACAGTTTACTTGTGATAGAAAGTATGGACCTGAAAAAGAACTTTCTATAAAACTAAAAAGGATTACTGAAGAAGAAACTAAAAAGTTTACTTATATAACTGCTAGAGAATATCTACGTAAAAATCACGGCAAATCTCTAGGAAAACCACTATACAAAAACTCTGCTAAGCATTTTATGTCTATACAAGCCCGTGGTTCGGGTAAATCCTACTCCTCTTCAGGCATTGTTAACCATAACTTACTATTTGACGGAGCCACAGACTACGATGACTACCTTACTAGAAGAAAAGCTAAACAATTCTTTGCATCAGATACAGTTGTAGGAGCAATTGACACTAAATACACAGTGCCTTTACTTAAAAAATCCTCTACTGCACTAGAACTATTAGCAGGAAGTTATAAATTAGGAGATGAGTTTTTCCCTGCACCACTAATGATTGACTATTCAGGGTCAATGGCTCCTAACAGGGACATTACAAGCATGTCTGGCTCAGTACTTAGACACAGAACTTTTAAAGACAACCCACTAGCAGCCAATGGTACTAGACCTAACTTAGTAGTATTAGATGAGGTAGGTTTTATGTATAACATTAAAGAATCTTGGGGAGCAGTAGAAGCAACACAAGCATCTAAACAGAAAAAGAATCTAGTAATTTGGGCATTAGGTACAGGAGGACTAGTATCAGGTAAAGCAGCATTGTACGCTGAATCTATATTTCGTAATCCGCAAGATTATAACTGTATAGACTTTGAAGATGTATGGGAACATAGAGGACAAATAGGTTATTTTGTACCTTATTCTAAAACTCTTAATGAGTTTAAGACTGGTGAAAACAAAATGACTGATGACTTGCTTGCTAATATGTATATTGAAAACAGACGTAAAGAAGCAAAGAAGTCACCTGATCCAACTGTATACCAAACAGAAATTATTAACGGTCCTATGTTGCCTTCAGAAGCTTTCCTTGTATTAGAAGGAGCTTTCTTTCCAACACTACTAATTAAAGAACAACTAGCTGAAGTTGAAGGAGGTAAATACAAGAAATACACAGACGCTTCTTTTAAAGGTAGACTAATCTTTACACAAGACGGAGCAGTAGACTTTGAAACAATACAAGATGAGAAGCCTATTAGAAAGTTTCCATTAAACAAGAATGATGACAAACGAGGGTGTGTAGAAATATGGGCTAAACCACAAAGAAATCCCGACGGTACTATCAACCGAGGAGTATACATTGCAGGAATAGACGTTGTTGATAAAGACAAGGCTACTACTGACTCACTACCTTGTATAGTAGTAATGAATAGATTCACTAGACAAATAGTAGCAGAATACACAGGACGTACAGGTGAAGCTAAAGATTTTTATGAAATCTGTCGTAAGTTGCTAATGTACTACAATGCTATGGGAATGTATGAGAAAAACCTTATTGGTTTATACAACTACTTTGACCAAAACAAATGTACTTATCTCCTAGCAGAGACTCCTTATCAATTACGCTCAACTGATACTTATAAAGCAGGTACTAATACTTCTAAAGGTATTAATGCATCAGGTTCTATTAACTCTGAGGGACGTAATATGGTTAAGTCTTGGTTACAAGAAAGAATATCAACAGTATCAGAGACAAGAGTGTATGAAACTATTTATTCTCCAGCAATGCTAACAGAGTTAGTAATGTGGAATCCTGATGGTAACTTTGATAGAGTATCAGCACTAATAATGTTAATGTGGTTAGACAGTACTATGTATAAAGAAGTAACACAAAAAGTAGAACAGATAAAAACATTCTTAGATAATCCTTATTTTGAAAAAATGGGAGTACTAAAAAAGAAACCAATAGAGACTTTTAATTCAAATTATTATTCATAGATTTGTATTTTAAATAAAATTTTACTATGAGCTCTCCTGTAAAAATCCAAGGCTATATCAGTTTTCCAAGACAAAAGTTATCTGATGCAGAAAAAACAGACCACTGGTACAAGAAAAATATAGACTTTGCAGAGCACCTATTAACATCGGACGTTAATCTACGTTCTAACTTTAAAAATAAAAAAAGCAACTACAACTTAAGAGTTAACATCATCAGTTCTAAAGACTTTGAGAAGTTTATCAATCCTGATAACTTAGACTTAGAATCTTTACCTGCTTCTTTCCAACACATAGGAATAGAGAACAGTAAGATTAACTTGTTGTTAGGAGAATATGCTAAAAGAAAGAAAGACTTTAGAGCATACATATCATCTAACGATTCAGAAAGTATATCTCGTAAAGAACAAACTTTAACTGACACTATAAAAGCAGAACTAGATAACATCATACAGACTACTTCTATTAGTGATGAAGAAATACAAAAAAGATTACAACAATTAGAAAAGTATAAGACTTACCAATTCCAAGATATTGCAGAGATTACTGCTAACAAAATTCTAAAAAAAGAATACAAAGAAGGAGATTTTGACTTTACTTTCTTAAGAACTTTTGAAGACTTACTTACAGCAGGAGAAGAAATAATGTATTGTGGAGTATTAGGAGGTAACCCTGTAATGAGAAGAGTTAATCCTATGAATTTATACACAATGGGTGGTAACTCAATGTATATCGAAGATGCAGACATTATTGTAGAATATGGTTATAGGTCAATAGGACAAATAATAGATGATTACTGGGACGTACTTAGACCAGAAGATATTGACTTTTTAGAAAGAGGAAAAGTAGATGCATCATTAGGTTCAGGTGGTGGTATAGGATTAAACAGAGATATTTCTGTATACGATTACTATGGAGAGCAAGGTGCTCTAAACATCTTTCATCCTAACGAAATGGGTACTCGTACCTTTGCAGGTGCTTTTGATACTTACGGTAACGTACGTGTGCTAAAAGTATGTTGGAGATCGAGACGTAAAATAGGTGAACTTACTTACTTTGATGAAGACGGTAACGAACAAAAAGACTATGTTCCTGAAGATTACAAAGTTAACAAAACACTAGGAGAATCTTTAAAATGGATATGGGTTAATGAATGGATGGAAGGTACTAAGATAGCTGACCATGTATATACAGTAATGAGACCTGTACCTTATGCTTCTAAATCCCTGGTTAACAAATCAAAAGGTACTCCACCTTATGTAGGCAGTGTAAACTCAACAAATGATTACAAGGTTCAATCCTTAATGGATGTGATGAAACCGTTAGCTTATTCTTACGACATTGCTTATTACAAACGTGAATTAGCTATTGCTACTTACAAAGGCTCTTTTACAGCACTTAACAGTTCTTTAGTACCATCAGGTTGGGACCCTAAAGAATGGATGAGATATGTAACTATCAACAAATTTGGTTGGTTAGACCCTACTAATGAAATACTTAAAGGACCTTCTCAAGGTAAATCAGCAGGAGCTTTCAATACACTTACAGCTCAACAAATACAAGTAGGTGACCCTAATGAAATAGGAATGTATACTAACTTAATGTTAGATATAGAAAACACACTTGGTAAAATAGCAGGTGTTACAGGTGCTAGAGAAGGACAAATACAAAACAGAGAAGCCGTTAATAATGTAGAACGTGAGGTAGCACAGACTTCTCACATTACAGAAAAATGGTTTGCAATAGATAATAACTTTCGTAAAAGAGTATTAACTAAATTTTTAGAGTGTTGTAAATATGCTTATAAGACTAATCCTAAAAAAGGACAATACTTATTAGATGATATGGGACAACAGCTTATAACTCACTTTGACGAGTTCTGTGCTACGGAGTATGACTTACACTTGTCTAATTCTTCTAATGACCAACAGTTATTTAATGACCTTAAAGCATTATCTCAAGCAGCTATTCAAAACGGACAAGCTACTATATCAGATTTAATTGCTATTAGTCAATCTGAATCTGTACAAGATGTTGCAAGAAAATTAGAAGACTCTGCTAGAAAAATTAGAGAAGAAAATCAGAAAATACAACAACAACAATTGGCTCAACAAGATGAAGCTAACAAATTACAAATGCAAGATAAACAAGCTCAACGAGAGTGGGAGATTAAAAAACACGATGACGATATTGCAGTAGAAAGAGAAAGAATAGAATCTAATATACTTATTGCAAGTATAAAAGAAGAGAATAACAACTACAGAAACAGTACTAATAATATAGATACTGATAACAATGGTGTGGGAGATTTATTAGACTTACGTCGTACTGAAGTTGATGAAAATTACAAACAAGAACAGATTAATTTAAAGCAACAACAGTTAGAAGAAACAGTTAGAGCTAATAAAGCTAAAGAGGAACTACAGAAAAAATCTATTGCTGCTCAAGCTAACAGAGCTAATGGAGCAAAATAGAGCTATAGAACTATAAGAGTTTTATAACAATTAATATACCCTATGTATAAAAATAATTTTAATATTGTAACCAATTAAGACAGCAAAATATGAGTACAGAGAATGAAGAGTTATTTGAAGGACTTCAAATAATGACTCCCTCAGAATTAAATTCAGCAGTAGCTGAATCTAATAAAGAAGAAACTGGAGAAGAAGAAATTGAAGTAGATGAACCACAGGAAGTAATAACTCCTGTAGAGAAAACTACTAAACAGAGTAACACTGAATCCTCAGTAGATACTGCTAGTAAAACAGAAGCAGTCTACAAAGGATTAATGAAAGAACTTGTTAACGCAGGTATTTTAACAGCAGAAGATGTTGAAAAACTAGATGAGTTGCCAGGTACTTTAGATTCGATTAAATCGTTAGTCGATAAAACAGTAAAAACTAATTTTAAAAAAGCAGAAGAGAATTGGAAAAAAAGTATGCCAAGTGTTAAGAAACGATTTTTAGAAATCGAAGACGCATTTGACGAAACTGACCAAGCTATCTTAATGGCCCAAAGATTAGAGTTCTTTGATAGTATTGATAAAGATGCTTTAGAAAACGATGTGAACTTGCAAAAACAAGTTTACTTTGACTTATTAAAGTCTAAGAACTTTTCTGACCAAGATGCAATGGAAGCAATAGAAGATGCAGAATCTGTAGGTAAGCTAGCAGATAAAGCTCTAAAAGCTATTCCTGAATTAAAAAACCAAGCTCAAGGTTATGTAAAAGAAGCTAAGGCTTTTAAAGAAGAAAGAACTAAAGCAGAGATTGAAGCTCAAAACAAAGCGTTTGAAAATTTAATCTCAAACATAGAATCTAGAGATGCTTTTATTGATGGGTTAAACCTAAATAAAGTAGCAAAGGATAGATTAAAAGGTAATATCTTAAACCCTGTTTTTAAAGATGATGCAGGTCAAGAGTATAACAGTTTAATGTATAAACAAAAAAGAAACCCAGTAGAGTTTGAAATGCTAATCAACTACTACGATACAATTGGGTTATTTAATTTAGATAAGCAAGGTAAGTTTAAACCTGATATTTCTAAATTAAAAAATGTAGCAAAAACAGCTGCGGTAAATGAGTTAGACAAAATCATTTCCTCAGAAGAACAAAGAGGCGTAGGACGTAATACATCAGTAGAAACATCACAAAAAACTGAAGGATTACTAAGTATGCTAGAGAGTGCGTTTACTAAAAAATAATAAATATATACCGTTAACAATTTAAAAAAAACAAAATGGCTCAATTACTTCCATTACAAAGGTATGAAGCAAAAGATTACAATGGTCTGGTAACAGATAACCACTTCTATTCTTTATACCAACAAAAACCACAATTGATTAGTAACGTAATCAAAGAAATTTACAAAACTAATTTACAAGGTAAACTTCGTGAATTTGTTGATAGATTTCCTGTTAAAGAAGTAGAACAAGAAAATGGTTTTTACAACTGGATGCTACAAGGACAACAAGATAAAAACTTGCCTTTAGTAGACGCTGAAACAATCAATGGTCTTACTATTTCTGCTGGAACTTTCCCTGCTAACGTAGGCGCAAACGGAGAGCGTTTTTACTTAATCTTTGACGAACCTTTGTTTGAAGAAACAAACGTACTAAGAGGAGAAGTTGATGATTACCACTTATTAGTTAAAAAAGCTATGGATGCTGGTTCTCGTTACAAAGTAGAAGTTGAATTAGTTACAGACAATCCTAACAAAACTGTTCCTTCTGAGGAATTAGCTGTTGGAACTCGTTGGTCTAAATACTACTCATTAAGTCCTTCTACATTATCTTATCAAGGTGCTAAGCCTTACTTCACATCTCCTTGGAGAATGGAAAACCGTCCTACAACAATGAGAATGGAATATGAAGTAGCAGGTAACACTATTAATAAAGGTAAAAACGAACCATTAGAATTTGGTTTCAATTACAAAGGACAATCTGAGTCTGTGTGGATTAACTACCAAGATTTAGTTGCTCACCACCAGTGTGAAGAAATGTTCGCAAGAATGTTGATGTACGGTAAGAAAAACTGGACTGCTGACCACAAATACTTGAACAAAGATGATAAAACGAAATATGCTATCGAATCAGGTGCAGGTTTCTTTGAGCAAATTGCTCCATCTAACGTTCACTACTATAATACTTATGACCTTGACTGGCATTTAGAAATGTTGTTAGACATGGGTGTTGGTAAATTAGAGCGTGGAAAACGTACTATCCACTTGTTAACAGGAGAGTTTGGTGCTATCGAAATCTCTAAACAAATCAACGCTAAATCAGCAGGTGGTAAGTTTACAGTAATCTCTGACAAATTCTTAATGTCCAATACTAACCCAGGAAACTTAGGTGGAAAAAACACTAAAGGTTTAATGGAACCACAATGGAATGTTTACGAATGGTACAATGGAGTTACTATTATGGTTGAAATCGTTGATTTCTTCGATGATGATGTATACTTCCCACAACGTCACCCTGACGGTAAAGGTATCGTAGAATCACACAGAATCCTTGCTTTGGATTATGGAGATAATGCAGGTATCTACCGTATTAAACCAAAAGGAGTTCCTGATTACAATTGGGCTTATATCCCAGGTATGAGAGACCCATTCTCTCCAGCAGGAAAAGGTTCACCTAAAATGGTAGCTTCACCAGTTGACGGTTACTCTGTACATTTCCAGAAATGGGGTGGTATGATGATCGAAGACCCAACTAAAGTTGTAGACTTACGCTTAGTAGTTGAAAGATGATAAAATTTTAAACGAGTTCTCCTCCCTAAAAAGAGGAGGACTTTTTTAAAACGGAGAATTTAATATAATAATTTAAGACAGCAAAAAATGGAAACAGCAGAAAAACAAAAAACTGTTTATGGTACTTTTCTACAAAATAGATTAGTTTCTGTAAAAGCAGTAGAGTCTTCAGGCAAATGGAGCACGTTATTAGTAAAAGGTCAAGAAAAACAAAAAGACCCTTTTATGTATAACAAAGTAAAAAGAAGCTATCAAGTACCACTTAATAGCGAATTAAAAGGAGGAGGAGTAAAAGTTATTTTGGACGACCAAAAGAGAGTCAAAATCCAAAAGTATATGGAATCATTTCCTAACGGAATGACCCAAAAAGAGTTCTTTGAAAAAGAGTTAGGAGTAGACTTAAACCCTACATCAGAAGCAGATAAAAACTTCTGGAGAAGTGATCGTAGAGGTAGAGTAGTTATTACTAAAGAAGGGATGACATTAAATTTAAATCAATCGTTAGATATGTTAAAGTATTTAATATTGATTTCTAATAGAATGCTTATCGCTCCATCTTACGATGAGAGAACCTTAAAAGCTACTTACGAGTTTATGATTGTAGATGAAAGCAAAGTTACATCTCAAAAACTTGAAGAAGCTAACGTAAAATCTCAAGCTTATATTAAGTTTGCTGAAGTTACAAACAGTCGTTCTTCTATCATAGGATTTATTAAATCACTAGGTAGAACTATTCCTGCTACTGCTACTGATGAATGGCTAAAAGGAGAAGTATTAAATGTTGTTGATAACAGCCCTAAATATTTCTTAGAAGTAGTTGACCATCCGCAGTATAACGAGCGTATTTTTGTACAAGAAGCTATTGAAGCTGGCGCAATAATTCGTAAAGGAGAAAAAAGATATGTTTTAGATAACGGTGCTGAATTAGGAGATTTAAATGATACTATCAATTATCTTTTAAATCCTGATAACCAAGAATCTAAAATGAGAATAAAAGGAAAAATTGAACTATTAAAACGTAAATAATGACGGCTAACGAAATGGCTAATTTGCTAGATGAGAAAGTAGATAGAGTATCTAGTTTTGGTTCCCCTGGGTACGAAGACTTTGATTACACTTCTGTATTATCTGAAGCACAACAGCTATACGTTAAAAAGTTTTTTGATGAAGTAAACAATAGAAAAGGCAAAGGCTTTGAAGAAATTGAAATAAGAAACCAAGGATTAGCTGCTCTAGTAAAAGACGGTAACAACCTAACGGCTTCTGCTTCTCAAACAGGAATTATTACGAATAATTATGTTATAGGAAAGTTCTTTGATTTACCGCTTGACCACATGTATACTATATACGAAGAGTGTACTATAGATAAAAAGATATGTGGAACAGAGGAATTTATTATTGGGTACATAGTAACAATTGCTCACAATGAAATGCAAAGGTTTAACTGGAGCAAATATAAAAAACCGTTTTACAACATTACGGGAGATTGTAGAGTTTGGCGTTCTGAGTTTTCAAGAAGTACTTCTGGTATTTTACCTAGTGCTGCTGCAACTGCTAAACGTCACGAATTGTTTACTGATAAAACTTTTAACATTACTAATTATCATATTAGATATGTTAAAAACCCACTAGACATAGTAGTTAATAGAACTACTGTTGCTAATCAAAGAAACTGTGAATTAGATACTTCAACTCACGTAGTTATAGTAGATATTGCAGCAGACTTATTACTACAAAGAGTTAAAGAACAAAAAGTTCCTTTAATAGAAGGATTTAAAGATTTAGAATAATAAAAGATTAATAATTTAAAAACAAAATAAAATGTTAAGAAAAGCAAACAATGTGTTTAGCGTAGTGCTAAACGACGTAAATGTAGCTACTACAGCATTACCGTCTGTAGGTACAGTTATTACAAACGCTAATTTACCTGCTGGTGCAATAGTATTATGTGACGTAGGAATGCGTCGTCTTGATGCTTCTACTTCAGGAGCAGGCTATTCGTTATTAGCTAACGGAGACCAATACTTTGTAGTACAAGGTAAAGGAGCTACTGAGCCATTAATGAAATCTCCAGCTATTACTAAAGGAACAACTAAGTTCACTATTGCTAAACATAGACCTGCTGTTCAGCAAGTTACTACTGTTGGTTATAATGGTACAACTGGTGCTCTTCCTGTAGCTAGCAACTCTGATTTCTTTATCAAAGTTCGTAAGCACGATAACGATGCAGCTAACCGTTCTCAACCTATGAGTTTATTTGCTGGTCCAGTTCGTACTGATGCTTCAGGTACTCAAGAAGAATTGGCTTTTGCATTAGTTGCAAATGGTATTAAAAACTTTTCACAAGAGCCTGCTAATGGTTACTTGAAGTTTGAAGCACTAGTTGCTGGAACTCAAGCTGACTGGGTAGGAACTGCAACACACTTATCTTTTACTAACGGTTCAAGAGTAGCTTTGTTTACTGATAGTGCAGGTGCAGCTTCTACAGCTACAGCTCCAACTGTAGGTGGTATCTTACGTTCATTAGGAGTAGCTTATAAAATTACAGCTTCTTCTACTACGTCTGTTACATTAAACTATGCTTACCAAGGTGATACAGGTTTAGTAGCAGGTGGTACTACAGCAGCTTCTCAAGTAGGTATTGTAGGAACTCCAGGTGACTACGGTGTACGTTTGACAGGTGTTGCTGCTCCATTTAATGTTAACACATTTAGAGATTACTACGCTAACCGTTTCAATGTAACTTTCTCAGATACGTCTACTTTAGTTACTTTGCTTACTGGTGCTCGTAATGGTAACGGTGTATGGCAACAAGTTGCTATGGACGAATATATGAACTACGGTTTCGAAGGAGAAAATAACCAATTGGCTACTCCTTCTATACCTCGTGACCAAGTTGTTAAAATCCCAGGAGTAAACAGCAACACTGCTGCTACTTCTAAATATTCTGCTCTTAACATTGCTTGGGAAGAGAATATTGGCGGATTAGTTTCAGCTTCAACTGCAAGAGGTAACGTAGTAGTATATCTTAATTTAGATTCTTCAGGAGACTTAGACACAGCTACAGCTAACAATGGTGAAACATTTGTAGTAGCTTTAGGTCTTACTGCGGCAGATTTTGACGAGTAAATTCTCCAACCCCCAGTAGTCCCACCACAGAAATTTTGCTGTCTATGTGGTGGGTACTACTATTTTTTTGTTTACTTTTGAATATATAAAATTGTTATGGCTCTACTCCCTAAAATTTCTAGTAGTTTATCAGGTAAATGCAACTTAATTTCTTTTACGGAGCAAACTAATCCCTATGTAATAACTACTAACACAGGAGGCTGGGGTTCGCCTAACATAGATACAGATAAAATACAATACGCAAGCGTAGCGTTCTATAACTTAGAACAGACTCCTGCAATATTAGCATCAGGAAACGGAACCATTGTTGGTAACGTTTTTACAGATGTTACACATTTAACAGGAACTTTTGCTATTGGTCAAGCACTAATAGCTCCAGGAATAGCTCCTGGTACAGTAATCACAGCATTTCTTACAGGTAATGGTACTAATAACGGAGGTACTTATCAAGTTAATATAGCTCAACCTATTTCTTTAACTGTTATTAACGGAGTTTCTTTAGTTTCTCAATACATACTTAAAGACACTACTACAGGTCTAGACTTATATGCAAACGTAGTCTCTGCTCCTACACCTGGAAGTTTTCCTATTTTAACTGAAGCTACTTGGTCTAACCCTGATGGAATTTATCAATTAGTTTACACTGTTATAGGGCCTTCAGATGAGGTATATACTAATGATACTCAACACGTACTATTCTTATGCAATCTATGTAATTGTAAAGATGCTTTAGTACTAAAACTAATTAATGCTTGTAACACGCCAACAGTAGCCAAGTTAAAAGAGCAAGTTGACCAAATGGAAATATTTATCTATGGAATCAAAAGTGCTTTTGCTTGTGCTGACTTTGATACTGCTGATAACATACTAAACGCTGCTTCAACTTATTGTGAAACTATTGTAGGTTGCTCAAGTTGTGGGTGTTCAGGTAATTGCTAATAAATAAATAATACAACTAACTATGTGTACTTGTAATAATTGCAATGAAGTAACTCTTTTTAAAGGAACAAACGGAGTAGGAGTAAGCTCAACAGTAGACAATGAAGACGGTACTTTTACTATCTACTATACTGATGGCTCTAGTTTTACTAGTGAAGATTTAACTGGCCCAACTGGAGCTACAGGTGCAGCAGGTACTAATGGTACTAATGGAACAAATGCTTTTAAGTTTGTTAAAGATTTTACTTCTAATTTAGATGGAGGTACTTGTACTATTTCTCGTGCAGATTTAACTACTTGTTCTGCTGTTCCTAATGGTTGTTTATTTGGAAGTGTTGCCGCAGGTTTTACTAATTTACAAGTACAAGTTTGGTTGAGATTTGATGATCCACCTTCAGGTAATTGGTTTTTAGCTTTACACGGAGATACTTTAGCATCTGTTATTATAGATAATTCTACAGGTTTAATTACTGTAACATTAGGAGGAGGTTCTACTAATGTATTAGTAAGAGTTGTTGTCATAGCTTAACAATAAAAAAATGTCTACTGAAAGTTGTCAATGTATTAGAATTGTTTACACTCCAACATCAACAGGTGTTGAAATTACAACTGAACTAAGTGTTACAGGAATACTTAATGGTAGAAATTATTATGATTTTTTGTTAGCAGAAGAAATAAGTAATTTATATTATTCTATTTATTGGGATGGAGAAACATGGATATTTGGAGATGAAAATGAAATCATAGATTCTTTTAGTACATTAACAAATTGTCCATTTGCAGAATTAGGAGAAGTAGGAATTTTTGATGAATTTTCAATTTTACCTTGCGTTGTAGTTACTCCAGAAGAAGTAGAATGCTATAAATTAGAAGTTTGGAGTAAACAATGTGAATATTCTAAATGTGTACTAGAGTACGTTAATAATTTAATTTTTGGAATAGACGTATGTAAACTTGAAGAGTCTTTAAAAGAACAAAGAAGAATATTAGAAATATTAAATTGTTACGACCCTAGAGATATACCTAACAATACTGTTATTTATAATACTATCCCTTACGGAACAATAAAGAAACTATTATACAAATAATTAAAAAAATACAACATGTCACAAAGAGAAGTCTCTATCACAGGAAACAATAATACTAGAGTAAAAGTAACAGGACAAGAAGAACTGTTAGTAAAAGTTAATTCTATTGAACCAGGAACAGAAGTAGATGTTACCGTAATAAATGGTAGTGGTGCTAATGCTGTAAATATACAAGACGGAGGTAACAGTATTACTATAGATGCTACAGCACTTCCTTTACCTACAGGTGCAGCTACTGAAGCAACATTACTAGATGTTAAAACTAGCGTTCAACTTTTAGATGATTGTGTAGGAACAGATGGAGCTATAGCACCTACAAAATCTTTTGTTGTAGCAGGTGTAACAGCTGCTGGGGTTCAACAGACTATTGATGTGGGTACAAATGGACATGTTCATATTTCAGATGGTGGAGGTTCTATTACTGTAGATAGTAATGCAGCAGTAAGAACTCCTACTTTTTTAAGACCTGCGGGTACAGATGGAACAATAACTTCTGGTACAACGTATTCAATGTCATTTGCAAGTGTTGGTACAGCTAATGCAACAGTTGGCGGCATTACATTAAAACCAGGAGAAACATTAAACTTTGATGCGGGTGCTATTAATAATACATTAGGTGCTGTATCTTATATTACGTCTGCACCTGCTGGAGCTGAATTAATAATTATAACACTTACTTAAGAATGGGTACTAATATTAATTTTAATAAAGTTCTTGGTATAAGTAAAGGCTGTAGTATAAAGTTACCCTTAAATTTATTATTACTGGATACTTACCCTAATGCTGCTGTTGCTTATTCTTTACGTAAGCTTAGAACAGCTTATTCAGGTAGTGCAATAAGAGTTAGAAGATTTGTTGATAATACAGAAGAAGATTTTGGATTTGATACAAACGGTGATTTAGACATCGCTGGTATTGAGTCATTTTTTGGTAACAATTTATTACTTCAATCAGAGAATTTTAATACTACTTGGTTAAAAGTAGGAAGCACAGTATCTACTGGTATTATTGCTGCTCCTGTTGGAGGAGGTACTGCTGATAAATTAGAAGAAACTGCTGTTAATTCAGCTCATACAGTAACACAAGCATCTGGAACTATTAATAATAGCTCTAGTTATTTTTTATCAGTTTATCTAAAATCAGCTGAAAGAACTATAGTAGACCTTGTAAGTGGTATTGCTGGTTCTTCTCAAGTCTTAAGAATTAATTTAAGTACAGGAGGAGTTGTTTCTAATACTTTTGCAAATTCACCTACTATAACATCTGTGGGTAGTAGTTGGTGGAAAGTTGAGTTAGTTGTTCCTTCAGCTCTTACATCAGTAACAACTGGATTTCAAGTTAGATTAACTAATGGAACTATTCAAACTTATCTTGGGACAGCAGGTTTTGGTTGTTATATTTGGGGAGCACAAATTAGTGGATACACTGGTAGTGTTGTACCTTATTTTAAAACAACAACAGTAAGAGCAGCGGATGCATTTGTGAGAAGATGGTATGACCAAAGCGGAAATAGTAATAATGCAACTCAAGATGCAGTTTTAAATCAAGCTGCAATTTTTACAAATGGATTCCCTAACTTAAATGCTATTACAAATAAAACAACTACTACTTGGACAAGTGATAGATATGATTTGTCGCCAGGGATAAATCCAAATACTAAATACTTATCAGTAGGTGTTGTTAATAGAACTTCTAATGCTGGTGGTATAGCACAATTAGGAGTTGCTTCATCAATTGGTGGGTTAAATGGACAAGAACCTTTATATTGGGCGGCTACAACTGGAGCAATAAGAAGTGATATGTACTCAGCTCTTACTCACGGTACTAACGCTAGTACAGGTAATTTTATAATGACCTCAGAAAAAAATGCTAGCAACTTAAAAACAGCTTATCTAAATGGGAGTGCGTTACCAATAACTGCAACCGAAGCACCAGGAGCAGGAAATAACATGAACATTTGGGGATACCCAAATTCTAATCCAACAACATGCCAATATCAAGAATATGTTTATTGGAACTCTGAACAATCTGCTAATAGAGTAGCTATTGAAACAAATATTAACACTTATTGGACAATATATTAATGGAAGTAATTGGATACAAATATATAGTAGAACAAGATGCTATTGATGCACGTAAACAGTGTGCTGATTATTATGGTTTACCAATCAATGAAGAAGATGTGACAAAGTATTGGGTAAATTATGAAACGTCATACCACGATGTTCCTATCTTTTGGTACATTATTTTTGATGAAAGTATAAGAGAAATATTAGGAGAACCAACTAACTTTGATGTAATATTTGAATTATATGAAAACTAGACTACTAATAATATTACTAATTCTATCATCTTGTTCTTTAGAACGTAGATTAGAAAAGTATTGTCCTTTGTGTGTTCAGGAAACTAAAACTGAAACAATCATTGAATATAGAGATACTACTATTGAAATACCTGGTGAAACAGTTACAATAGTAGATTCATTGTATTGCGATAGCTTAGGTAATGTTGTGTCTAGTTTTGGTGACATATTAAAAGATAAGAACGGAAAGATATTAAGTTTAGAAACAAGGTTAAGAAATAATGTTTATTATTCAAGAGCTAAAGTAGATACTGTTTACAGAACAATAAAAGGTAATACTATTATAAAAGATAAAGTAGTATATAAAAAAGGAAGAGAGATTAAAGTAAAATATATACCTTCTTGGGTTATATTTTTTGCTTATTTAGGAGGAATATCATTAATAATTATACTTATATATTTAACTTTTAAACTAATCAAAAAATACCTTAAACCATGAAACAAGAAGTCATCAACATTTTAACAGGATTAAAAACATCAATAATTAAATACCTTATATTAGGAATAACTTTACTTGCTCCTATTAAAGTGTTTATGGTATTAGTAGGGTTATTTATATTCTTAGATACTTGTTTTGGGGTGTGGGCGGCTAAACAACAAAAACAACCTTTAAAAAGTAATAAATTAGCTAGGTTTATTTCTAAATTATTTGTTTATAATACAGTAGTAATTACTGCTTATGTACTAGATATTAATTTATTAGGAGAGTTCTTTTTATTATTTTTATCTATACCTTTAGCTATTACTAAAATTACTGTTATTGCTTTAGTAGTTAATGAAGTATATTCAATAGATGAGAAAGTAGTTAACGTAAAAGGTTATGGTTTATGGGCTATGTTTAAACGTTTAATAGGTGTAGCAAAGTTTATTAAAAAACAAAAAGACGAGTTATTATGAAAGTATATACAGACAGTCAACTATTAGACAGAGCAAAAAGTTTACCTGATTATAAGAGTATTCCTCAAGGACATTGGATATTAGGAGTACGTTCAGCAGAGGATAAACCTGATGCTTTTGATGATAAGTTTTATCATTTTATTGGAGAGACTTTTAGACAAGTAATTAAAGGCACTACTAATCCAGGAGTAACTGTTTTAAAAAACTTTGGCAAATTTAATCCTAATGGAGCAGCGGTAGTTAAATCTGATGAGTGGTACTACGATCTTTGGAAGTTTGGCAAACATCACGGTAAAGTAGATGCTTTACTACAATTAGGTTCTAAAATCAAAGTGCATAGAGACGGAGATAAAGATAATAAATCAGAAGAACAAGGTTTGTTGCAAGAAGGTTTCTTTGGTATTAACTATCATTCTAATGGCTACGACATTGACGCAAAAACTACAGGTACGGTTGTAGGAGGCTGGTCAGCAGGTTGCCAAGTACCTTGTGAAATACAAAAATATAAAAAGCAAATGCAAGAGTTTAAGTTATCTAAACAACCTACATTTACTTATTGTTTACTAAAAGAATTTTAATTATGAAAATTAGAAACGGTTGGAAATCCCACGCAAGACAATGGGATAAATTAAGAATATCAATAAGAATATCTTATGTGGACATATTAACAATAGAAGCAGATATATCAAGAGAGTTTTATTTGTTTACTATCTTAAACTTTACTTTTAAAAACAGATAGCTATGGCTAAAGTACAAACAACAGGTGGAGCTAAAACAAGAATAAAAGTATCTAGACCTGGGATACATTCAAAAACTAAAACTTCTAAATTAAAGACTTCTAGAAAATATAAGAAGTTATATAGAGGTCAAGGTAAGTAATTTAAAAATAAACTTATATATTTGCTATATGTTATCATTAGACGACCTTCACGCACAGTTAGACGAATCTTTAGCAATTAACTCTATAGAATCTTCATTCTCTTATGAACTTTTTACAGATTTAATTAATGGACAACGTGCTTTATGGTTGCGTAATGAGTATAACAAAAATAGAAGTATTGACCCTTACGTACTACAAGATTTATCTTGTCTAGAATTAGAGTTAGTTAATCCTATTGATTGTTGTATAGATGTTCCAGCAAAATGTAAAGTGCTACGAACTAAAGTACAAATACCTAATACTATAGAATTTTATTTTACTAAAGGTATTGCAACAATTGGTCCTGCTGATATAATGATGCCTAGATTTGTTCTAATAGACTATTCTAGAGTTCCTTACGTAGGACACGGAAGAACTACTCAAAGAGCTGTATACGCATTTCTTTACAACAACTATTTATACATAACTAGTAAAAACCCTAGTGTAAATCTAACTAAATACATTACTGTTAGAGGAATATTTGAAGACCCTACTACATTAAAACAATTTGTAAGTTGTGTTAGTGGCAAACCTTGTTATTCTAGTTCTGAACCGTATCCATTAAACTTATGGATGTGGGAATATATGAAACCACAAATACTTAATCAATTAATGCAAAAAGGAGCTAATCAGCAAGATGATTCTAATAATGCAGAAGACGGTAAGACAGAACCAACAATGGCAAGCAATGCAGGACAATAGTAGTAAAGAAAGAAAAGTAGGAGAAGTAAAAAAGAAAGACT